GTCCGCTCTACGTCGAGCTCCCCGTCGACGCCGAGTCCGACGGACTCTCGACCGCCGGTCGGCTCCTCGGGCGCCGGTCGTTCATCGGCGAGGGTGTCGCGACGGCGAACAACACGTCGGTCGTCGGCTACGGCGGCGACTTCTCGCAGGCGGCGTGGGGCGCCATCGGCGGCATCAGCTACCGGGTGTCGACCGAGGCCACCGTCACGATCAACGGCTCGCTGCAGTCGCTGTTCGAGCGGAACCTCGTCGCGATCCTGGCGGAGGCCGAGTACGGGTTCCTGCTCAACGACCCCGACGCGTTCGTGAAGCTCACGAACAACTCCGGTTCCTGAGGCATCGGAGTCCGACATGGTCGCGCTCGCCACAATCGACGACCTCGCCGCCGTCATGGCGCGCGACCTGTCGGACTCCGACCTCGAACGCTGCACCACCCTCCTGGACATCGCCTCACAACGAGTCCGAACGCACACCGGCCAAACCTTCACGAAGGTGACTACGACCGACGTGCTGCGCGTCCGAAACAAGCGAGTGAAGCTCCCGCAGCGTCCCGTGGTGTCCGTCGGGTCCGTGACGGATCTGAACGACATCACAGTGGGCTTCGACTGGGACGGCCTGACCGTTCTCGACCTCGCCCGCACGCCGGTCAACGCGTTCGAGATCGAACCGCGTCGTACAGGGCTTCGGACGGTGAAGGTCACCTACACCCACGGCTACGACCCGATCCCGGCCGATGTCATCGGCGTGGTCTGCGACCTGGCCGCAGCCGCCCTGGACACCCCGCCCGAGCAGTCCGGTGTGCAATCGGAGACCCTCGGCCCGTTCTCGATGTCGTCGGGGTCGAAGTACCCGGGCGTCCTGCTGACCCAGGCGATGAAGGACTCGCTGGCGCCCTACACCGCGCCGGTCGGGACCGCACAGGTGTCGTGACCGTCGCCGTCCTCATTCCGATGCTCACGCGAGCGCACCGAGTCGCCCCGCTCCTCGAATCGCTCCGGGCGACCTCTCCGACGGCCCGACCGGTGTTCATCTGTTCCCCCGACGACACCGCCGTCCACAACGCCATCGACACCGCGGGCGAGGAACGCATCACCGTCCCCGGCCCAGACCCCGGCGACTACGCCCGCAAGATCAACGCCGGCTACAGGCACACGACCGAAGAGCTCATGTTCCTCGGCGCCGACGACCTGCTGTTCCACCCCGGATGGTTTGAAGCGGCACTCGCCGAACTCCGACCGGGGATCGGAGTGGTCGGCACCAACGACCTCGGGTCGAAGCGAGTCATGGCCGGCGAACACTCGACGCACAGTCTCGTCACCCGCGCCTACTGCGACGAGCACGGCACGATCGATGGGCTCGGTTCAGTCCTCGCCGAGGTGTACCCCCACGAGTTCGTCGACGACGAGTTCGTCGCCACCGCCAAACACCGCGGCGCGTGGGCGTTCGCGTTCGATTCCCACGTCGAACACCTCCACCCGTCGTGGGGCAAGGCCCCGATGGACCCCATGTACGCACAGCAGGCCGCCCGCATGAACACCGGCCGACGAATCTTCCGACGCAGGCAACGACTGTGGACGTGACCATCGCGGTCGCCACCTTCGGCGACGATTCGTGGATCGAACTGGCCAGAACCCGGGCGATCCCCTCGGCGGAACGGTTCGGCGTCCCCGTCATCCACACCCACGCCGACACGCTGCACGCCGCCAGAAACGCCGCAGTCGACCAGGTCGACACCGAGTGGATGATCCACCTCGACGCCGACGACGAGCTCGAGCCCGGCTACCTCGACCACCTCGCCGAAGGTACCGCCGACCTACGGGCCCCAGCGGTCCGTTACGTCCGCCCGTTCCACGCCCCGCCCGCCCGTGTACCCAAGGTCGCCGGCCACACCCACCGCTGCACCGCCGAGTGCCTTCCCGAGGGCAACTGGCTGGTCGTCGGAACTCTCGTACGCACACAGATGGTTCGAGACGCCGGCGGTTGGCGAGACTTCCCGTGGTCCGAGGACTGGGATCTATGGCTGCGCTGCTGGCTCAACGGAGCGACCGTCGAAGCGATCCCCGCAGCCGTGTACCGAGCGCACGTCCGACCCGACTCCCGCAACCGTGCCCCCGACCGTGCGGCGAAGTTGGCCGCCCACAAGGCGATCTACGAAGCGAACTTCGGAGCCAACGCGTGATCTCGCTCCTGGTGATGACCGACGGCCGCGACGACGTCCTCGCCGAAACCCTGCCGATCGCCGCTCACTCCGTGCCGCACACCCAACTGCTCATCCACGACGACACCGGCGACCACGCCCACCGCCTCCACCTCGCCCGCACCTACGAACACCTCAACCCCGTCGTCATCGGGGGGCCCGAGCGACGCGGGTTCGGAGGGGCGATCCAAGCCGCCTGGCAACACCTCACGCAATCACCGAACCCGTTCGTCGTCCACCTCGAGGACGACTTCGTGCTCTCCCGGCCCGTCGACTGGCCAACCCTCGCCGACACGCTCACCCGACACCCCCACCTCGTACAGCTCGCGCTGCGCCGCCAGCCCTGGAACGACGCCGAACGCGCCGCAGGCGGGATCGTCGAACAGCACCCGACCGACTACACCGAACGCTCAGACACCGGCGCGGTGTGGCTCGAGCACACACGGTTCTTCACCACGAACCCGTCGATCTACCGACGCTCGCTCTGCTCGGAAGGCTGGCCGACCGGAGAGCACAGCGAAGGCCGATTCGGCATCGACCTCATCGAACGACACCCGGACTGGCGGTTCGCGTTCTGGGGCGCCCGCACCTCCGGCGAATGGTGCGAACACGTCGGCCACGAACGAGTCGGAACCGGATACTGATGGCCACCTTCGCGATCTCGATGGTGAAGGACGAGGTCGACATCGTCGCCACGACCGTGGCGCACATGCTCGAGCAGGTCGACCATGTCATCGTCGCCGACAACGGCTCGACCGACGGGACCCGCGACATCCTCGCCGAGCTCGATGTCGAGATCATCGACGATCCCGACCCCGCCTACTACCAGTCCGCCAAGATGACCACGCTCGCACACCGGGCGGCCGCCGCCGGCGCAGACTTCGTGGTTCCCTTCGACGCCGACGAAATCTGGTACTGCCCGCACGCCCCGACGATCGCCGAGTACCTGTCGGGCATCGCGTCGCAGTGGCTCACTGTCACCGCTGACCTCTACGACCACGTCGCGACCGGCGACGATCCTGCGGTCGCCGACCCGGTCGAACGGATGCAATGGCGACGGGTCGAATCCGCGGTTCTTCCGAAGGTGGCGTGCCGCACCCGGTCCGACCTCGTCATCCACCAGGGCAACCACGGCGCCACCTACGAAGGCGGACCGACCTCGATCCCGGGCCTGATCGTCCGGCACTACCCGTACCGGTCGGCCGCACAGTTCGTGTCGAAGGTCCGCAACGGCGCCGCAGCGTACGCGTCGACCGATCTGCCGTTCAGCGAAGGCCAGCACTGGCGGCAGTACGGCCAACTTTTGGACGCCCACGGCCCCGAAGTCGTCGAGGACGTGTTTCGCACCTGGTTCTGGGTCGCCACCCCGACCACCGACCCGACGCTCACATTCGACCCCCCGCCATGCTGATCGTCATCCCCTGGCAGGCAGGCTGCCCGCACCGAGAACGCGCTCTCGGCTGGGTGTTGGAACGCTACGCAGAAGCGAACCTGCCCGTCGCTGTCGCCGAACACGACGGCCCGTGGTGCAAGGCCCAAGCGGTCGCGGCCATTGACCTTCCCGCCGGCCCAATCGCTATCGCCGACGCCGACGTGTGGCTCGACGCCGACGCCCTGCGTCAGGCGTTCATTCAACTCGACACCCACGGTTGGGCGATCCCGCACGGCGACGTGTGCCGGCTCACCGAAGCCGCGACCGACGCACTCATAGCCGGCGACGCGCTCCCCGCCAACCCGTACACCGAGCGCCCGTATCACGGGTGGGCCGGCGGCGGAATCGTCGTCACCACCGGCGAGACGTACCGGCAAGCCCCCCTCGACCCCCGGTTCGTCGGGTGGGGTCAAGAGGACGAATCGTGGGCCCTCGCACTCCGGGCGCTCGCCGGCGAACCGTGGCGAGGCACTGCACCCCTCACCCACCTGTACCACCCGCCACAGGATCGACTGAACCGCCGTACCGGCACCCACCAGGGCCGAACGCTGCACCGCCGGTACCTCCGTGCACGTCGGAACGCCGACGCGATGCGAGCACTCCTCGAGGAGGTCGCGTGACCACAGCGTTGATCTCCGCGAAGTGGGTGAACTCCCGACTCCGCATCCCCGCCACCCTCACCACCGTCGCGATGACCGGCGACGTCGACGAGATGAACCGGCCGACCGAAACCACCACGACGGTCGCGACGAAGTGCTACTTCCAGGCGAAGGACTCCAGCGAGGTCACCGCCGGCCAGATCGTCGGCACCGCCCACTTCACCGTGTGGGTGTCGTCGTGTCTCGACGTGACCGGCGCGGACCGCATCGACATCCTGGGTGCCACCTACGAGGTCGAAGGCCCACCGCGTCCGCTGGTGCATCCGTACACGACCGAGACGGTCGCGTGGGAACTCGACGTCGTCAGGACCGCCTGATGGGACGCCTGATCGGCCTCGACCTCGCAGCGATCGTCGAAGCGGTCCGGCCGCAGCTCGAGGACATCGCCGAGGACATCGCCCGAGACGCCCGCGCCGGCTACCAGCAGCACGAGCTCAAGACTGCGAATCCGAAGGATGGGGTGATCGTCGAGTCCGACGCTCAAGGCGTGCGGGTGGTGACCTACAACTCGTTCGCCCACCTCGACGAGTGGGGCGGGTCGAACGTCCACTCCACCCCGTCGGGGGCGATGCGTTCCGCGGCGGCGAAGCACGGCGACTTCCACCCGGAGGGACGATGAGCCTCACCCTCCTCCCGCACGCATCCCGGCTCGTCATCGGTTGCCTGCTCGATGCCGAAGAAGTCCGAGACATCTGCGACGACCGGATCGTGTCGGACGGGTCGGAGAACCAGCAGGGCCCGTGGGTGCGAGTCACCCAGTTCCCCGGACGCATCATCCAGCCCGGCGCCCACTACTGGCTGGAGCAGACGCTGTTTCAGGTCGACTGCCGCGGTGCTGGCGGGAACGACCGCAAGATCGCCCACGACCTCGCCGAAACCTGCCGGGCAGTCCTGGCCCAGCGGTTGCGAGGTTCCGTGTCGTACACGATCGGCTCATCGCCCGTCGATGGCGTCGTGTCCATGTGCGAGGTCGGCGGGATCGCCGACACCGAAGACGAGGCGTTCCAGCCCGCTCGACCGATGTCCCGGTTCGACGGCGTGCTGACCGCCCACCCCGAGCCGACCGTCGGCTCGTAGAGCGCCGCCCACGGGCGAACGCACACCCCCGGTTCCCCTGTCCGGGGGCACCGTTCTGCCCCGACTCAGGAGGTCCCCCAGTGGCAGCCGATACCACCCTCAAGCCGGAGTCGACAGTCGTCGCCGGCGAGCACTTCATCCACTTCGCACCCGTCGGCACGACGCTGCCGACCGACTCGCCGGCCATCGACGGCGACCCGGGCGACGGCATCGACGCGGCGTTCCTGTTCGCCGGCGCCACCGCCGACACCGGCGCCGCCTGGACGATCGACGCGCAGGTGACCGACCTGTACTCGTCGCAGCTCCTCGACGTGTACCGACAGATCATCCAGTCGAAGAAGGCGACCCTCACGGCGCCGCTGATCGACTGGACCGGCGGCGCGCTCACCACCGCGACCGGCGGCGGAACGATCAGTGCGACAGTCAACGGCGCCAAGCTCGTCCCGCCCCCTCAGGGTGTGATCGAGGAGATGTCCGCGGTCGTCACGATCCGCGACGGCGGCCACTTCACCCGTCTCGTCTGTGAACGCGGCCTCGTCGCCGGGTCCATGACGATCCCGCTCGTCAAGACCGGGTTCTCCACCCTGCCCATCACCTACACCGCCCTCGCCGCGGTCGAGGCCGAGGCGGCATGGGTGCTCTACAGCACCAACCCGGCGCTCCTCGAAGGGCTCGGCAGCTGATGCGCCTCGAAGCACGCGCCCTGGAGGGGGACGAGACCATCACGGCTCTCGTCCCCCTCCGGTCGATGCTCAAGTTCAAGCAGGACACCAAGCACGGCGTCGACTGGTGGATTCGCAACACCCGCGACCCCGAGTCCGAGGTCGACTCGATCGACTGGGAACCGCGGCTCGCCTGGCAGGCCATCGGTGACACCACCGACGACACCCGATCCTTCGAGGAGTGGTCCGAGCAGGTCGAATGGGCCGGCATCTGGAGCGCCACCGACGAACTGGACCCTTCTGGGGGCGAGGAGACCCCGACCCCGGAGCCCTCGCCCGCATCATCGTCCACGCCGGATGCGGATGGTCCGAGTTCCTCGACTTCGACGACGAGCTCCAACACGCCATCTGGCGAGAAGTCGACGGAGTGACCGTGCCCGTCGAGCCGGTCGAGGAGCCCGTCGCGGCCTCACCGTGGCCGGCGCACCTCCCCGTGGTGCACACCGGGTCGCCTGAGTTCGCCGCGCTGTTCCAGCGGGCACGGAAGGCGACCTGATGCCACGCGGCGGCGTTGTCTCGGTCGACCTCGAGCCGAACCTGCCCGCCCTGGGCAGCCGGATCGACTCGTTCGCACGGAACCTGAAGCCGCTCGGCCTCCGCATCGACCTGCCCGACTTCGCGTCGGGTGTCGAAGCTCAGGCCGGGCGGTCTCGGCGCGCCGTCGATTCGATCAGCACCGACAAGGCGCAGGCCCAGTTCCGCACCCTCGGTTCCACCGCCGACCGCGAGCTGTCGCGAGTCGAGTCGAAGGCGAAGCTGTCCAGCGAAGCGCTGATCACGATGGGCGCCGGCAGCGTGTACGCCGGTACCCGCATTCTCGGTGCGCTCCGTCCGGCCACGGATGCGGCGTCGGATCTGAACGAGGCGATCGCGTACAGCGGCCAGGTGTTCGGCTCCGCCGCCGACCAAATCGACCGGTATACCGACACCGCTGCGGAGCGGTTGGGCCAGTCGAAACGGCAGGCGACCGAAGGCGCGACGACGTTCGCGACGTTCGGGAAGGCGGCAGGGCTCGCCGGCGACGACCTCGTGAAGTTCTCCACCGACCTCCTGCAGCTGTCCACCGATCTGGCGTCGGCCCGGAACACGAAGCCGGAGGACGCGATCACTGCGATCGGTGCGGCGCTGCGCGGCGAGACGGAACCGATCCGTGCCTACGGGGTCCTGCTCGACGACGCGACGACGCGTCAGGAAGCGCTGGCGCTCGGGATCACCAAGACCACGAAGGACGCCCTCACGCCCCAGCAGCGGGTGCTGGCCGTCCAGAGTCTGCTGTTCAAGCAGACCTCCGACGCGCAGGGTGATTTCGCTCGCACCGCCGATTCGGCCGCGAACGCGCAGCGTGTCGCCGCCGCCGAATTCGAGAACGCTCAGGCCAAGCTCGGTGAAGGGCTCACCCCTGTCATCGCGACCGCCGCCAAGACCCTCACCGGGTTCCTCAACATCGTCGACAAGGTCCCTGGGGCGACCACAGCGCTCGGTGTAGGGCTCGCTGGTATTGGTGGGGCGGCGATCCTTGGCGGGGCGGTGTCGTCGATCCTCGGTGGCGTGAAGGCCATCCGCGAGCTTCGCACCGGAGCGGCTGAAGCGGGGGCGACCGCGGTCGCGTCGAACGAGGCGATCACCGCGACCTCCACGCAAGCCGCCGCGGCCACGACGAACGTGGCAGCCGCCTACGACGCCGTCACCGCCTCCGCCGCCCGTGCCGGCGCCGCTGCAGCGACCGCAGGCGCAGCGTCCACGGCGTCGTCGGTCGGGTCGAGCATCGTCATGGGCGGTAACTGGCAGTACGCCCGCCCCCGGACGCCGCCGGCCATCGGGCGGGGGCCGGTCATTGACGTCACGTCCCGCGAAGTTCTCGCCCTCGAATCTGGCGTGTCGCGCGCCACCGCAGCGACCGCCTCGTCAACCGGTGTGTTCTCCCGATGGAGTAACACGGTCCGCTCCGCCGGGCAGTCCGCTACCAACTACGTCGGCTCCATCTCCCCCGCCACCGCCCGCATCGGCGCCTTCACCCTCGGCACCATCGCCCTCAGCGTCGGCCTCGAGCGCGCCAACGCCCAGACCGAGGAAGGCATCCGGCTCCTCACCCAGATCGGGAACCTCCGATCGGTGCAGGCAGCGTTCGACCCGGAGAACCCGGAACGGTTCGCGAAGTCGACCAAGGAGATCGCCGGCATCCTGTCGGAGAAGCAGTACATCGAGCCGCAGAACTGGATGGACGAGGTCAGCGACTTCTTCGGCGGCTACGACCTCAGCCTGGTCGGCGACTCACAGCTCTCCGGCAACCAGGCCGAAGCCGCGAAGAAGCTGATCGACGAGCTCAAGGTCTCCCTCGAGGGACTCGACGCCGCGACCGGACGCCGGTTCCTCGACGGGGTTCGCGAGGAGATGATCGCCACCGGTCTCTCGGCATCCGAGACCGACCAGAAGCTCAAGCCCCTGTACGACCAGCTCGACGACACCGAAGCGGCCGACCGCGCCACGGGCGCGCTCGGTGAGCTCGGCACGGAGGTCGAGCGGCTCGGCGTGAAGATCGACCCGACCGCGTCGAAGTGGGAGAACTTCTCCACGGTGCTCGGCGGGATCTTCGACCCGATCCAGTCGGCCCTCTCGGCTCAGCAGGCGCTGGTTGACGGGCAGGAAGCCGTCGCGGACGCGCAGAAGAAGTACGAGGACATCGTCAACGGCAACACGGAGGGACTCCGGTCCGCGGCGGAGGCGCTGAACGAGGCACGCGACGACCTCGCAGCCGCCACCGCCGAGGTGGGGCCGGGGAGCCGTGCCGCCCGCGACGCAGCCCAAGACGTTCGTGACGCCCTGCGCGCCTATCGGGACCTTGAGATCGAGGCCGGCAAGACCCGCGAGGGCGACTTCTTCGACGACCGCACCCAGGATCTCCTCGACGCACGGGACCGGATCGTTGAGGCGCAGGAGAAGCTGAACGACATCGAGTCGGGCAACACCGACGAGGTCCGCAACGCCCGCGAGCGACTGGCCGACGCGCAGCAGCGGTACAACGAGGAGCTGGCGAACACCGGCCCGAACAGCGAAGCGGCCCGCGATGCCCTCGAGGAAGTCGAGGACGCCCAGGCCCGGATCATCCCCTTGATGGTCGCGCAGGAACAGGCCGCGGCAGCGCTGAAGGAAGAACTCGAGGAGCATCCGGAAGCGATCCAGGCGTCGATCGACAAGGTCAACGAGTGGTTGGAGAAGGGCCTCATCTCCGTGGGAGTGGCCGACGCCTGGAAGCAGCAGCTGCTACTCGCCGCCGCGGCCGCACAGCTCCTCACGGGCAGCCTTCCCGGCAACTCCTCGCCGGCGACGACGAACTACGGGTCGGCCGACACCCAGGAACGTCGAGCGCAGTCGAGCCGCTCGCAGACCGGGCTCACCGTCACCCAGATCTGGGGCCCGGGTGGTCCCCCGTCGTTCGGGAACGTCCCCTACGTCGGCGGACGCGCTTCGGGCGGTGGTGTGGGTGCGCATTCGATGGCGCAGGTCGCCGAAGGCGCGCCCGAGCTGCTCCACTCCGGTGGACGGTCGTACCTGATGACCGGCGCTCAGGGCGGCGTTGTGGAGCCCCTGTCGGCCTCGTCGTCGCTCAGTGACGTGATCGACGCGATCAACGGCCTGCGGGGCGACAACAACGGGCTCACGGCGTTCCTGATGCGTCAGGCGTCCGTCGGTGGTGGGAGCGAGGTGCTGGCACCGATCCTGATGGAGATCGCCGAACTACTCCGCCGGCAAGGCACACACCGGACCGCTGGTGACGTGCGGGCGATGGCGTTGGAGTTCGCGTGAGCCGCCAGATCCCTGAGGTGTTCGGGATCGAGCAGATCACCGTCACCTCCGGGCTCGACGACAGCGAGATCACCCTCCGGAACGACGCGTGGGTGGTCATGGAAGCCCGCGGCCTCTCGATCCCCCAGGTGCTCATCGAGAACCGCGTCGCCCCCGGAGCGGTCGGGTCGACCGAACTGCCCGGTGCCGAGCTCGAGTTGCGCACGTCGCTGCCGTTCCAGATCACCGGAGCGGTCGACCCCGACGGCGACGCCCACCCGACACCGCAGATCGGGTTGCGCCGGAACTGGCTGCTACTCGTCCAGCACCTCATCCGCCCGTCCGTCGATGGCGCGCTGGACGCCGTGTACCAGTCGATCGACCCCGACGAGGACCCGATCGAGTTCCGCATCCAGTTCGGCACACCTGAGATCCCCGGCGCGTCCGCGAGTGAGTGGACGTGCAACCTGCCCGTCATCCTCCCCGGCGGCGCGCTCGTCGCACAGGCGGCCGGGTCGTGATCATCACCCTCGACGTGCTCGAGCCCGACGCCACGACCCTCGTTGCCGCGGTCGAGATGGCCAACGTCGTGGACGGGAGCGTGGAGGACATGGTCGCCGGCGACTCGCTCGGCGAGCTCGCCGTCGGCCTCGAATCCCCGAACCGTCCCGATCTGCTCGTTCGCGGCCGGGTGTTGCGGTGGAACGGGACCGGAGGGAAACCGTTCCACTCGATCGTCGAAGCGAACGATCAGGTCTCGATCGCCGAAACCGGGTCGAAGGTGCCCCGACAGATCACGGTGCGGGGCCGCGGTCTCGTCGCCCAGTGGGAAGCGGCCCGGGTCGGTCAGTGGCCCGACATGGCGCACGTCCCGTACTACACCCGGCACTTCAACTACGCGTCGCCGGGGAAGTGCGAGGAGATCGACGGCACTGCCTACGACCACGGCGCTGTGCTCGACATCGACAGCAACGGCCAGCCGAACCAGCCCGACCGGCCCCCACCCACCTCATGGCGCGCCCCGACAGCGCGCAGAATCGGGTCGGCGGCGTTCAACCTCGACGAACCCGACGGGATCTCGCTGTTCCGCACCTCCCTCACCACCGGGGAAGAGGCGCGGTTCCTCCGCCAGCACGGCACCGCAGACGACCGGATCCTCGGCTGGGTTGGGGGTGTGCCTGCGCTCAAGGGCCCCGACGCCCCCCAGGTGACGTGGCTGGAAACGTGGCCCTCAGCGACGGCCGTGAACCCCGACACGACCTACGACATCGTGTACGCCACCTCCAACGAGTTCACCGCGCTCGGCGGCTCCGCAACGTGGCTCGGCGCCGCCGGCTGGCTCCTCGACAACCAGGGTGCTGGCCTCACCGCCGACACGCTCGCCTACGTCACTCAGACCTCAGGGTGGTACGCCCTCCGCCCACTTCTGGACCCGACGCCCGGGTGGACGCCGCCGGAGATCCTTGCAGTGCTCCGGACTGAGGCGGCAGCGAAGAACCAGCTCACCGGGTGGCAGGTCATCGACATGGCCCCGACGGTCGGTGTCGAGTGGACGGCGATCCAGGAACGCACCTACGAGACCCGCAAGACCACCGGGCTCGACGTGATCCGCGGGTTCGAGACCGACGGCCTCGCCGAGTTCTCGACCGAGGTCGTGTCTGGGGTGAAGCGGCTCCTCGTGTTCCCGCCCGGCACGATGGGCAACCACCACACCGGGGCCACGGGCCCCACGCCTGACGCTCACGAACTCGTCTCCGCCTCGTACCGGTGGGCAGCATGAGGGCCGATACCGTCGTCGTCCGCGGCGCGTTCGGCGAGGTCACCGTCGGCACCCACGCGGCGTCGAACAGCGTCGAGGCGTTTATCGAGGACTCGTCGCTCATCTCCGAAGCCCAAGGCATCGAATACGGCACCCGCTGGCTGGAGATCAACTCCGAGACCGTCGACCAGATCGACCTCGGCCTCGAGCCCGGCACCGCGCTCCGTCCGTGGACCGGTGTCGCGAAGGGCGACGCGCTGAACGCCCCAAACCGAGCCGGGGACATCGAACGGGCCCGGGTCATGGGGGTCGGGTTCACCGGGCTTCGCCGCAACGGTGTGCCCCGATGGACGTTCACCCTCGGCTCCGCATCCCAGCGCCGGTACGTGACCGCACAGCAACAACTGACGCAGCTCACCGCCGGTTCGGCCCGTGGGACGTTCGGGTCAGCGTCACCTCGGATCGCCCCGTCGTTCGCCGACCTTCCCACCACCGCGCTGACCCGGAACACGATCCCGGTCGCCGACACCCAATACTTCGTTCCCGCCGACGACCCGACGATCACCGCCGACAACACCCCGGACCGCACGAACCCGTACCCGTTCGACGATGCCCAGGCGCTGATCCGCGTCGAGTGCGCCTGCGAGTCCCTCGTCGGCTCCGACGACTCTGTCCTGTCGATCTGGCGAGTCGCCTACGCCGCCGACGGAACGACGATCGCCGCCGCCGAGATCGAGTCGTTCACCTGGCCCGGCGACGTCCGCCGGTACACGCACGTCACCGAGATCTTGTTCTTCCAACGGCAGGGCCTGCAGTTCCGCACGCCCGAGGACGGCGCGGGCGCACACCGGCTCATCACCGTGCAGCCCATCACTTCGAGCCCGAACTGTGAGGTGACCCATGACATGTGACGGCACCGCCGATGACACGCTCACCGCAGGTGACGACTGGGTGTGGTCGTGGACCACATCGGACGACGTCTCCGGGTGGACCGATGAGGTCGTGACGATCACCGACAAGGACGGAACCGAACTCATCGACGCGACCACCACGGGAGGGCTCGAGGGCGCAGTGCCGGAGACCAGCTTCGCCGACGGTGTGTTCGCCTGGTTCGTGGAGAGCGACGACACGGCCGGGATGCCGTCGGTTGTGACCGTGACGGCGCGGGTTCGGATCGACGGTGTGGACCAGACGAAGTACCGCAAGACGTTCCGGGTCCTCGCCGATCGTGCCGTGCGGAGCGGGTCATGACCGTCACGTGGGAACGAGCGGTCACGGAGGTGACGTGGGAGTCGGCCACCGCGCCTGGGGTGACGTGGACGACGATCGTCGGCGGGACTGGTGGCGCTGTCGATTCGGTCAACGGGCAGACCGGTGTCGTGGTGCTCGGTGCCGCCGATGTCGGCGCCCTCGGTGCGACGGCAGGTGCGGGCGGCGCGCTGTCGGGGAACTACCCGAACCCGGGCCTCAACGACGAGGCCGTACAGGACCTCGTCGGGGCGATGGTCAACGGCAACACGGAGACTGGTGCAGCGCTCACCTACGACGACACGAACGGCAAGCTCGACATCGCCGTCGCCTACGGCACCTCAGCGGGTACCTCGGCGCAGGGG